AAATTTGAAAATACAGAAGTCTTTAGTCAAACATGTTGCACATAATGTCTTGTCGTTTGGCGGTGTTTTTGGAATGTTGCGGAAGGTTGAGGCTGTGGCCCTGATTCCACGCATTGACGACTCACTTGAAGGTGAGAATCGATGCACTCTAGCTGTGCCATGTGGTCATGTTACAACGATGGGGAATGTCCAGTACAAAGATGGTGCCTATGCGGAATATAGGGCTGATTTGTATAAGACAACCATCCCAGAATTGGGACATGGTGATTGTGGATCTATTTTGATCGTTCGTGAGGACGGTCAGTATAGAATAGCTGGAATTTATGTGGCGGGGGACTCGACCAAAGGTGTTAGTTACTTTCAGCCAATAACAAAGTCCCTAATTGAGCAGTTGGTGGAAAACGCCCATTGTCATGGTTTTGTTGAGTACCCCCCACATGATTTGGACGTTCCGCTATCGAGGTCGATAACAAATCAATGTCCAGCATTGGGGCGTTACTCATTTGCGGATAAACCAGGAGTTTGTAGCATACCACCTTCGGAGATTTTTCCTTCCCCCTTGCAAAAAGAGAAACCTCATTTGTTTGGACATCCAGTTTTAACAGCCCCCGCAAAGCTTAATAAATTGTCAATGCAGAAAGCAGTGGATAAGAAATGGCATGTTCCGGGTTTTTTCGACACGACGTTTTTGGAGGCTGCTGGGGATTGGGTTAAACAGGATTTGGCAGCTTTTATAAAACCGTGTTCGAGAAATTCTCTACAAGATTCCATGGATGGGATTACTCACTATGGTGAGTCTTCAAAATTGGCCATGGATACATCGCCTGGGTTGCCTTGGACATTCCAAAAGAAGGCGGGCTCCCCCGGAAAAACCGACTTTTTCGATTTCGTAGATGGTCGGTATGTTCCAAAGAGGGAGGTCGTTTCTGCTGTCGAAGGTGTTATCGAGGGTAGAGAAAGAGGGTTGATAAAACCTGGGTTGTTTCGTGGAACGTTGAAAGATGAGCGAAGAGATATTGAGCGTGTTTTGGATTCAAAAACGAGAATATTCACCGCGGGTTCAATGGAAAAAGTAATTGCTGATAGAATGTTGTTTTTGGACTTTGTGGTTCAGTTTAAAGCTAATCGTTTGGAGATGCAACATGCCTACGGTGTGGATCCTGAAAGTACTGAGTGGAATGACATGATTCAGAAGCATTTGGCAATAGGGAAGAAACATTTTGGTTTTGACTACTCGGGGTTTGACGCATCAGAATCTTTGATGTTGTTGCAGATGGTTTCTGAGTGTATTGCAACCTGTTTTGTGGAAGAGGACAGGAAACATGTGGTTTGTTCAGGTCTTGAAAGTTTTAATCATTTTGTGGTGATAGATGGAGATCTTTACCACTATCATCAAGGGAATCCATCTGGTTGTACAATGACAACCGTGTACAACACCATAGCGAATTGGATTTTGTTGTATTATGCTTGGATTAAATTGGCTGCGACAAATAACTGCCCTTTGACACGAGGATTTTACAAGGAAAATTGTGTTGTGCATGCATATGGTGACGATTTTATTTGCACTGTTTCAGATCAATGTTCATGGTTTAACGGTGAGACTATTCCGCCAATTTTGGAGGTGTGTGGCGTGAAGGCTACAGCGCCTGATAAGAGCGAGTGCAAGAAGTTTTTGCCTTTGGAAGATTTGACGTTTTTGACGCGCTCTTTTGTGAGGAATACTATGGGTGGTAGTGAATTGTTGTTTGTGGGTCCTTTGCCCAAATGGTTGTTGGAGGAAATTCCAATGTGGTTGCACAAGGGAGCTGAAGATAATGATTTTTTGTCCACTGTCAGGACTGCAGTTAGAGGCGCGGCGTTCTGGGGTCGTTCCTATTTCAGTTGGTTTTTGTCATGTCTGCGAGATAGTGACACTGGCAGAAAGTTTTTGGATTTGCTTGACACTGAAGCGATTTATTGTCAGGCTTCACGTCCTTTTGTGTGTGGAAAAAGTCGTGTCATTGAGCGTGAACGGGTTTGCTTTAATTGGCGATCAAAAGAGTACTCCCGTTTGAGTAATATGTATGAGTGTCCTGTCATGTACAAGAAAATTCAGTTTCGTAGTGCAGAAGCGGCTTATCAGTGTGCAAAAGCATTCTTTTGCGACGACTCCGAACCACTGCGATTTGAGGACATGACAGCGCTTGAGGCCCAACGTTCTGGGAAAAGGATTGTGGTCAATTCAGCGTGGAATAACTCTCGAGTTAAAGTGATGGAAGAGATACTACAGTCGAAATTTTCAAATCCAGAGATGTTGGACGCTCTTCGTTCAACAGGTGATGCTGTTTTGATTGAGTGGACCCCCAATAAGTTTTGGGGGTCCGGCTTACGCATTGACACGGATCCCCGTGTTCAGAGCGACATCCCAGGTGAAAATTACCTGGGGCGTCTCCTCATGGATGTGAGGAGGAAATTTTGTGTTTAAATTCGTTTGCTAGTTACGTGATTTAAATTTGTGCTAAAGCTATGGCGGAAGGTAACGATATTGGTTCTGGCGTTGCGATGTCCCTTATGGACAATCGCGTTGATTTGAATGTTGCGGCTGGGACAATGGATGTTGTCAAGTCGTCCCAATCGTTGAATGTGGGTGGAGTTCAACCCACAACCCGTTCTACCGTTTCTGATATACTGAAGCATGAGACAACGTTGTCTTATGTTTCAATTGCTCCCTCTACAACTCGTGGTACGGTTTTATACCAAACTCCGATAGATCCTTCAGCTTTTAATTCGGCAGGTTCACCCTCTCGCGTTTCTTGGTTGTCTCGTTTGTATCGTTTTTGGCGTGGAGATGTAAAGTTTAAATTTGTGTTTACTAAAACTATTTTGCAGCAAACAAAAATTTTGGCGATCTTCGTGCCTGGAGCTGGTCCTAATGATCCAGCCCCAACCCCAGATCGTGCTTTCTTTTATAGTCATAAAGTTTTAATGAACCCTGCCAATGAAACAGATTGGAGTTTGGATGTTCCCTTTGTCTCTGACAAGCCATTTCGTTTGATGGGTGAGCCCACTGGTATGCTCTACGTTCTTCTCTTTCAAAACATGGTTGTTTCCAGTGCTGATGCTTCTGACATTTATTTTAGTATGTTCATTTCTGGTATTTCTCTTGATTTTCACGAGTTTGTGCAACTTCCAGCGATTGCAGCTCAGTCAATGATTATGCCCTCTGACGCTTATATAATTGAAACTTATCTTGGTGCCACAAACACAGCAACGCCTGTTGGGAATAGAACTTTTCTATCAGACAGTGGAGCAACACTGGCGACAACTACAGGAAATGATGCTTTTGTGGCTCCAGCAATGATCCCCAATGGTACACCAATAGGTGCTTCTGTTTTGGTCCCTTCTTCAGTCCTTTATAATGCAAATACAATGCGAACCATTGCTGGAACCCCTTTTGGTCAGTGTTCATCTCAGAGGACTGTGGAATTTGTACAGACGACAGTCCCTGATGCTGCTGCGGTCGGACTTTGTGCGTTTTTGACTGTGTATGTATGGTCAGATTTATCTTATGCTATTGGACCTGCGCAAATTGTGGCCACAACCAAGGTGACCGCACCTCAGATGGCCGCCTATGGAGCTATCTTCCCATCGACATTCACTCGTGATATGGGAGGAACGGAAGAGCTCCAGGGCAAAGTGAGAGCTTTAGAGAATGCTCTCACGGCTCTGTTGAGGCGTGTTGGTGAAATTAATTAAATTGGTTATTGCAATTTTCTATTTTGTTTATTCACTTCATTGTATATTAGCACTATGGCAGACTTTGACTCCGAATCTCTGACTCCTTTGATGGAATTTTTAGAAAAGAAGAAGCGGCGGCGGTGTTGTCGGCCTGTTATTGGTTGTTCTTGTATTTATAATGTTTTCAAGATCTTTTTGTTGCTTTTAATTGTTGCCGCGTTTGTGATGTCTGCATTGGCTTTGCACCGTTGGTTTTATGGAAAGACCGAGATGCTGTCCAATGCAATGGATTATTTGGAAGCTGGTTGGAAGAAGGGGACTGGTGAGATTTCGAAAACCTATAAGTATTTGTTTAATGTTAGTCCACCGCCCCAAATTTCTAATGTTCGTGGTGTCACAGTACCTCCTAATATTTTACACCCTGATTCTTTTGTTCTTGATTTGATTCTAGAAAAGTGTCCTAAAATGTCCTTACATTTCTCCACGTATACACACAAGATGCGTGATGGTTGTTGTTTGGGTGATTTGGCGTTTTTGGAGGATTGTTCTTGGAAGGGCAATTTTTCTGCAGTTGGTGTTATGGACTGTCCTTGTCCCACTGATGACGAACGTTTACAGCGGACTGCTGATAAAGTTAGTCGAAGGTTGGCTGGTTAATGCAGCCGTCTTATTATTTATTTTGATTACGCTAGTGTGATCTTAACTCTTGTCGTATTACCCCTAACGTGATATGTCTTTTACTTGCGAGCTTTGTAAAATAACTTGCACTTCCATCGATAATTTGGTGGAACATATTTCTGGATCTAAACACCAGAAAAATCTTTTGAAACCATCAGTCGATGTGACTGGTCGTTTCTCTTGTGGACTTTGCTTTAAGGTACTGAACTCGCAAAGTCAACTTTGTGAGCACTTGGGCGCTTGTGTAGCTAAGAATGTCCGTCGTACAACTTCCTGAAGGTAGACGTGCCGCGGTTCTTCTTGATTTCAAACCTGATACTGTCTATTCTGGCGATTTCTTTATAAAGGTTCATTCTAGGTTTGATTCTCATCCTTTTGTTTTGACTGTGCGATTGTCTGGTGTCTTTGTGGAGTATTCTGTGGATTTAGAGGTTGCTTCGGATTACGAGACTTTTTACTTACCCTTTAAAGTGAAAACCCTTGCTCTAGGAACTTTCATTCATTTTTCCACAAGTGCGGGCGCAGAAGCGGTTGTAACTGTGGAAGTTAATCGGCAACCTTCGGCATATTCTTGGTGCTGTACATCTCGTGCGACCCAGAAACCACAACCTGTTCCATTGATTCCTGTTGAAAAGATTTCTCAACCTTGTTGCTTGAACGACGTTTGTTGTTGCGTTTTTCTTCCTGACCACTCTCCTTGTTCCGAACAAGGTTTTTGCACCTGTCCCCCAAATCCTCCTCCAAAGTGAAAATGCCTATGGAGGTGGCGGTTTTGCAATTTGCTAGTTCTGGGGGTGTCAGTTCTAATGTGACACCAGGCACATGGGTGGTTGGAAACCATTATACTGGCACAATTGAAGTTCAAATGGTTCCCTATTCTGGTGCGGGTGAGCCTGCTGGTAGTATTTCGATGTTTGGAATTTTTACTTTTGAGGGATTTGATTCTCAAATCTCTCTCCCCCTTGTTGCGGCAACTGGTGTTCCATGTTGGGGCACGAACACAAAAATAAATTTTGATGTGTATTGTACCTCAGTTCCTGAAATTTCTTGGGTGTTGAACGCGAATGGAGGAGCGGGTGAAGTTATTGTTAATGTTATTGTTGATAAAAACTTGTAAAATCTCGGTACTGACCGGGGTCGGATATTCCGATGTAAAAACATTTAAATATTGTGCTTATTGTTGTGCTTAATATTGTTATTTAGTATGAATGTTACCGGCAACTACGTTTTGGGCGAAGATGTCATTACTCTGCGGAGCGTGGCTAGTCTCGGGTTGGTTGCAGGTAACCTCTTCATTTAGGTTTTATTTGTTTTGTTTTGTTTTGTTCTCTTAAAGAACACGTCTTGCGACGTTAAAGTGACTGGCTGTCTTAAATGGCCCATTTATATTTGATATATTATTTGGGCTTATGCCCCTTATTTTAATTTTATCGTTATTATATTGTATTTTACGCTTATATAAATGTTGTTATGTACTTGCTTTTAGCCGGTAGGTTTTGCTTTATATGTTTAGCGTTGTGTTTAGATAGGCCCTTAAGGCATGTGTTTTCACAAAATTTTTACCCCTACCCTTACTGTTTATTTAATTAGTAGGAACTCTAAATTGGTTTATTAATGTTTTTGTTAGTAGTTAATACCCATTGTTCCCG